CTTCACTTAGTCTTGTTCTTACAAACTCATTTTCAGAGTTTACATAACCAACTTGTGATGCGTTTGAAACTACACCACGTGTCAATCCTGCTGGTGCAAACCATGGGAATGATACTTGGTCAGAGAAAGCAATAGTTCTTAAAGCAATTGCTGATGAAGGGATAACAACATCATTACCACTCAAGTCAGTTGACAGACCATGTGGATAGTAAACTGCCGCATATGTTTCTGCTGGCATGTTTGAATCTGCCCATGCTTTCATTTCTGTTGAAGTTGACTTCAAGTTCATTGGGCAATCACCTACGATGAATGCGATTTCTTTCTTATCTTTATTAAGAGTAATCATTTCATCCATTAACTCATGGTAGCCAGGAGCCGAAATCAAATTGAAGTAAGTTGATTCTGCACGAATACCATCATTCGATGTAATCGCTGATTGCATTGCTTCTACAACCATGTGACGCTGTGCATCTGTGCCGAACTTACCTGAACCGTCCGTGTTTACACCTGAAACCCATACCCACTTACCGTCTGTGTATTGCTTGACATTATAAGTTGAGTAGTCCATGTTAACCATTAACATACCGTCTGGTGATGTTTCTGCATTTGGAACTTGTGCATGTACTGTACGACTGTTAGCGGCACCGTTTGCATCATAAGGAGCATCATTTGAATAGTTACCAAATAATAAACCGTTAGTTGATGATTGGTCTGCTGTGTCTAACTTAACCCATGCTGAACCTGACCAACGATATACTGTTGGGTAAGGAAGAGCATCACCGTCTACCCAAATATCACCTGCTACTAGAGCCGATGTACCGTCTTTACGCTTTGTAGGTTCACCTGAACGCAATTGTAGTTCAGTTGCTAGAAGACCTTCTGTATCTTCTGACCATGCATGTTTTGCCCATTCTTGTGCCGAGCCGTTCCATGTATTTTTTAAGATTTCAACTTTTAAATCAGAGTTGAACCATAGAGTTCCTTCTGCGATTGTACCAGTGATTTGTGTTGATTTTGCTTCATATACTAATGCTTCCCAAACTGATGCACTTTGTGATGCATCTACGAAGCCCATTGCTGTTTGACCAACAGAGAACTCGATGTTTAGTTCTTTGCCGTCAGTTTTAGTGAAGCGTATTTTGTTAGTGCCAACTTTTTCAATTTGAACATTTGCTGTATTCAAACCTGCATCACTTTGTAATGCTGTTACTACTTGGTCAATAGACTGGCCTGACATATTAAATGACGAACTTTCTACAGTAAATGTTGATGTGATTGATGCTGTATCAGGAATAGTTCCTGTTGTTAGCATAGTTTTTGTTGCGCCTGTATGGCGTCTTAGTTCAAAGAAACCAAGTGTAGCGTCATATCTTGTGTATATGTCGCCGACTGAAATTAATGCTGAACCAGCCGCATCGTCAGATGCATATGTTGGAGCCTGAACTGATGTGAATAGACCAGATGTTGAATTATAAACATTCATGTCAATATCAATTCCGCCACCTTGTTCTGTTAAACGAGCATATGTGTCGCCTGCTACTAAGGCGCCGCCACCTTTCTGTGTTGTTGGTGCAAATGCAGAGAATTGAAAATCGCCTGCGCCTACATTACCTAATAAAACCCATGCACTTGCTACTTTCTGATAGTAACCAACTTTTGAAGTTGATGCTACTACGGCGTAGTCTCCTGCTGAACCGTATGTGTTTGATGGTGCCGCGAAACCTGAACCGTCTAATGTCTCTACGTTTCCTGTTCCTGGTGCGTCTGTCAATACTGATACGTTTGCGTCAACCCATGCTGAACCATCCCATTTGAATAGTCCCCATTTAGATTTTGACGTGTTGTGCCAATATGAGCCGTTTGTGATTACACCTGCAGGTTCTGTCGTAGTTGCTTCTAATTCTGCTAGGTCGATATCTGCACGAATAACGTAAGCGTTGTTTGAAACACCTAGATATTGATATGCAGCCAATAGACCATATTCGCTTGTCTCTGCGCCTTGCACAACTGAACCGCCAACTTCGTAGAACTTAGGTTCTCCGAAAGTTTCAACTAATTCTCTTTGTGAAGATACTAGATAAGCCACACCAGCGTTTGCTGGAACTGTGCCAGAAGCAATAGATGAACCAGAAGTGTCTGCTTTGTTACTTGCCGTAGCAATAACTAATAATGGAAGTGTACCTTGTGTTGCGGCCACATATTGTGACTCATCTACAACTGTTACTGATACACCTGGTGATACTAATGTAGGCATTCTGTTCTCCTTGTTTAAAATATGAATTGCTAACAATATTTATCATATTTTACGAAAAAACAGGTGTTTGGAAGTTAACTACATAGATAACGTCTTTGAAACTTGGATATATAGTGACTGTAGGTCACTATCGTTATAGATAATATGACTAAAAGTATCATTAGTTCCTATCCATCTCCATTCACTTTGATGCACATTGGGATAGTTACTTTTCATCAAGTCTGAATCTGTTGCATTATCTAAGATTGCAGTTCCCCACCATTCAGGTAAATCACCACGTCTGACATTCCAAACTTCACCATCTAAATCTTTAATGATGCTTATCTCATTTGCAAATCGTACATCAGGAACGATATACTTATTTTCAGGATTGTTAATTATTTCTTGTTTGACTAGACTAACCCAAATGCCGTCATAAAAACCATTACGCATACAGTCAGTGCCAAACTCTTGTAGAACTAATCTGGGAGTAATCTCACGACCCGTTTCTTTAGTCCAAAACGTATCAACTTGTTCACGCCATTTTCTACTCTCTACTGTGTCGCCTTCTAACATAGAACGGTCCCAGCCGAATACAGTTGCAACACCGTCTTTGAGTTTGTCTGCGAAGGAAAGTTTTATGAAGTTATGTTTTTCTACTAAAATATCGGCAACTGTGCCTTTACCAGAACCAATGAGTCCACATATACCAATAATCATCTGAGATTTCCTTATCATAACTTAACTAAAAGAAGTATAGCATAGTTATGCAAGTGTGTCAAGTATTAACCGATAATAAATCCTAATGGTGCTGAGCCATCTAAGTACAATTTTAATTCGTTCTCAAGTTTTTCAATACCCGCATCTGCTTCTTGTTTCATTACATCGCCATTAAGCGAAACACCACCCTGTGCGCCCGGTAATGTAGAGAATTTAGAACGTGCTTCACCAATCATTTTCTTACAATATGCTAATGCATAATCACGTAACCAAGACTTAAGATAGTTGTCCTGTAAAAGAACATCATCAGGTCTTTCTAAATGAACATGTAGAAGTACAGTTTCTTTTGCTCTTAACTTTCTAAGAAGTTTAAGTTTATGTGTACTAGGATTCCATATGAAGTTAATTTCAGTTGCGGCAATCTTATTCAATGTTTCTCTGTATCCGGCAAATAGTTCATAAGTCGCAATACCACCTAGATGATTGTTCATAAAGAAGTACGAGTTAGCATATGCTAATTCAAATGGGTCCATATCTACACCAGCAGATATGCCATGGCCAAATGCACGATTCCAAATCTTCTTTACTTCAATGATTTCTTCTGGTAAAGAGTATTCATCTTGTTCTTCTTGTAGTTCAATTGTATAGAAATCTTCCTCTACTGCATTTTCTGAACGTTGTCTAATTTTAGATAAAGCAATATCAATAGCCAGGTCATAGTGTTCTGGGTCTAGTTCGATATCAATCATACCATCACCTAGTAATAGTCTGACTTGGTTGATTACATCATTCTTTATTTTATTTCTATTTTTTGCCATTGAAAGTCTCCATTATATTGTATTTATCATAAAAACAAATTATGGATATGGTAAACCCCTCTTAAAGAGGGGCCTACTAATTTAAATTTAACAACTTATATTACGATACGTTAAACCCACGTGTTTCTGCGATATCTTCAAACAATTGAATAAATCTGCGTTCGTATGAAGTAGGGGCGATTTCTGTTTCATCGTCTGCTTTATAAGGCGTATCTTCAACACCCAATTCAAAGTTTGCTGAAACTTCATGTGAAAATACTAGGCCGCGATTTGCCTCTGCCCATGCTCTATATTCTTTAACCATTTTAGTATATTGAGTGAAATGTCTTTCGCTCATAAATCTAATACGAACACCTGCTTTGTTACCGTTCCAAGGGTAGTGTCTAACCTCATCAAATACAAAGCCCTCAATTGCTTTTGCATATTTTGAATCAGTTTCTTGGATATATTCCCACAAATAACTACGAGAAATCTCATAACCAGTCTTATCAGTGTTAGCATCTGCTACCGCCTGAGGGAATGTTGTTTCTAAAAAATAGAATGTCTGTTTTGCCATTATAATGTCTCCTGAGATTAACAATACACCGTCGTGCATCAACAATACTATTTATCAGAAAACCTTAATTATTAAACTGTTATCATTAAAACGGCCGTTCATTTTAGTCTCTACAGAATTAATTGCTCCGAATTCTTTCTGCAATGAACGTTTGGTAATTTTCTTAAACTTAGAAAGTTGTTCTTCTGGTTTACGCAATGTTTTATGCACACTATTCTTTTCATCAAAGCCTTGAATAGTTGTTCCCTTGACACTAAGTCCAGAGCCTTCTCTACCTAATCCTTTAGGGTCAATATTACTAGCATAGTAAATACCTAGTTTTCTGTTCTTTGTATTATACACAAGAACTGCTTGTGCGCCTACAATCTCTACTGGATTCATACTAACTGTCTTAGTATCTACATGTTGCTTCATATACTTAAACTTTGCAACTTGCTTTTCTGCACTAACTGGTTTCTTCTTACGCGGTGTTCTTGTTGCTTTTGCTTTAGCGATAATCATATCACATGCTTCAACAATAGATAGGTACATCTTATACATTACCTTAATTTCAGGCTTAGTCAGGTAAGCATAACCTTCTTTAAGTTGTTCATAGAAATCTTTTTGTCTTTCATTCATCCGCTTGGGAGGATTCAGTAATTCATCTAGTTCGTCTGCTACTGGCTTATACTGATTAAGAATAATCTTTGCATGATTTGCCTTTGCCTGCTCTCTTATTAGTAGTTTATAAGGGTCAAACTCTTTCAACATTTTTGCAGTGTTATCAAAATTATCAATAAATTCTTCGATATCATCTGTCATTGATAACGCTTTGTCACGTAACAACTGCTGAATAGATGGTCTATATTTGTTTACTGCAACTTCTTCTACTTCTTTCTTTTCTTCTAAAATTTTTGCACCGATTTCAATAATCTTATTGATTTCTTCTTTAACTATATCAGTTGCATCACGTACACATGTTGCTGATACCCCAGCCAATGTATCTAAGTATGCCGGTACACCTTCATTATTTTCAGGCATACCATTCATCAATGCTCTGGCATAACTTGCTATTGTACTTTTTGTACGCCAATCTTCCGCTGACTTATATGCTTTTATTTGTTCTTTAGTATAACCGTTTTCTTTCATCCAGTCAACTGCCCAAACAACAAAATCTTTTGATTTATAATAGTATGCATAAAACGTAGTTGTGCGATTACGTTCTCTATAATATTTTTCGCCTGACCATGTGTCTGCATCTTTCCATGTAGGTTCTGGTCCAGTATACGATATATCTGTATATTTTGAGCCACGCTGTGCTGATTTTTTTCTCTTAGCAAGTTTAATCGCCATTGGATTTCGTCTCCTATTTTAAAAGTATATAGTCGTTACTGTTTATATTTAACTACAAAAGCACCAATTTGTCAAGTTTTTTTTCTATCTGTGTTTTTATCAAGCAAATTTGTCTTGTCTATTATATCTTTGGAAAGAGCGTTTATTAACAATGCACTACGAAATGTGTCTGCATTATTTGGCATTGTGCTGTGTAACGTTCTTCCATTATACATCAATACATCACCAGGTTGAGACAAAAATTGTACTCCTTCATTTCTGATTCGTTCATCATATATTTCCTGAAATTCTTCAATATCTTTGTAATGAATCATTTCTGCATGACTTCCAGGTATAAATGATGTTGCACCATTTTCTAATGTAAACTGGTCTAAGGGTATAATTACCTGGACGCCCAATGTTTCTTCTGACGTTGCATATTCATCAAAACGATAAGGACTATCAATGTGCGCTCTAATCTTTGAACTACCAGGACGTGTAGTAATACAATCTACTCCATGAATGCCCCAATCTTCTGATTCGAATAGCGCACTTATATAAGTATGCAATTGTTGTACTATAGGACTCCACATTTCGACAGGAGGCGCAGTTGTCCACCAACAGTCATATTCTCTTCCCTTTCGATGTTTATTGTAGTATTTCCCGTTTACGGCGTTCCCACGATGACATCTTTCTGGGTTCATAGCCCATAATTTGAATTGATGTGTTACCATACTAGGCAACATACCACGTATTATTGTATATCCTTCATTCATTTTAAATCCTTAAATATAGATAAGTACTATTATATGATAAATACAGTAATAAGTCAAGGAAAATTTTTATGCCAAGATTAAGTTTATGGAACCCTCGTAAGGGCAATGATTACAAATTCGCTGATAAGACAGTCAAAGCACACTTTGACCATGGCGGAACTTCATTATTGATACACAAGTATCTAGGGTCTCAGGACGAAACTGACCCTAATTATGACCCTGCCCAACCAGCAATACAAGATTTATTGTTTATGGAAAATCGTGACCGAAAGTATGATACTGAAATTTACGATTTAAGAGGTGTATATACTGTAACTGACCAAGACTTTGAATTATCACAGTTCGGTATGTTCTTAGGTAATGACCAACAAGTGTTCACTCTACATTTGAACGAGATGGTCAATCAACTAGGTCGTAAAATTATGACTGGTGATGTAATCGAACTGCCTCATATGAGAGAAGATATGTTACTAGAAGAAGATAGTGATGCTGTCAATCAATATTGGGTCGTACAAGAAGCAACTAAAGGTGCTGAAGGATTTGATGCAGGTTGGTGGCCGCATATTTGGCGTGTTCGTTGTAAACAACTACAGGACACACAAGAGTACTCAGATATTCTTGGTACTGGTGAAGAAGCAGATGACTTGAAAAATATCTTGTCAACATACAACAAAGAACTTCAAATAACTGATGCAATTGTAGATGAAGCACAAGAAAATGTTCCAGGAAAATACTGGGATTACAGAACAAATAATATGGTTTACGCAACACAAGGTGACCATCCTGAAGATATAGACTATGCCACAGTAGCAAACGGGACACAATTTCCGGATAGTCCTGCTGAAGATTCGTATTTCTTACGTACTGATTATACTCCAAGTAGACTATTTCAATATAGAGATAACAAATGGTATAAGATAGAAGACGATGACGGTGCATGGGAAGTTGGGCATCACTTACACCACAAATTTATCAATAATGATGGTAGTGTAATACTTGACGATGGTACACAAATAAAATCAAAAGTAAACTTATCTAAAGCGGTAAGACCGAAGGTGGATTAATATGAGCCAAGAACATTTCTATGATGAACAAATAAGAAGATATATATTACAGTTTGTAAGAATGTTTAGTGGATTTTCTGTAAAGACAGGAAAGAAGATGAACGACAACGTTACAGACTATTATATCAGAGTACCAGCAAGATATGGAGATGTGTCTCGTATGGCTTCAACAATTCTAAAAGGGAATTCAGAAAATATTATTAACTCTGCACCATTTATTGCATGTTGGGTTCAAGGGTTAATACCAGACAGGCAACGTTTACAAGAACCATTCTTTAATGATGCAGTAAGTGTCAACGAAAGAAAGTATGACCCGGTTGCTAAACAATATACGAATGAAACTGGACAAAAATATAGTGTAAAAAGATTAATGCCAGTACCGTATCTGTTAAATATGCAGGTTGATGTATGGACTTCTAATACAGACCAAAAACTTCAATTACTCGAACAGATGTTAGTATTATTTAATCCAGCATTAGAAATACAACACAACGATAATCCCGTAGATTGGACAACAATCACAGTTGTAGAAATGACTGACATACAATGGACAAGTCGGGGCATTCCTGCAGGAATCGAAGACCAGATAGATATCGCAACATTGACTTTTCAAATACCTATTTGGATTAACCCTCCAGCACAGGTGACAAGACAAAATGTTATTAGAAATATTATTCATAATATATACAATTATACTGATTTAGATACATTAGATTATGACCCTGATGCGTTTGAATTCTTTAGAGATTTAGAAAAACAATCAAGTGTTATCGTAACACCTGAAAACTATGCATTGAAAGTAGGAGAAGATGTAAATGGAAACGTTACATTGCAACCATTAGCAAATGGCAACTACGACAATAATATAACATGGGACACAGTATTAGAAAATTATGGGACACTAGACGATGGTGTGTCCAGATTAAGACTTAAATATCATGGCGAAATAGAAGACTTAAATGCTGATGTCATTGGTACAATATCCGCAACAAGTGACGCGGAGTTATTATCATTCAGTGTAGATACTGCTACATTGCCAACAAATACAGTAAATTCAGTAGATAGAATTATTGATGCTGTTACGGCAAGACCGGGATTCAATGGAATACCTAATGTCGCCACAGGACAAAGATACTTATCATTGACTGATGCTACAAGTAGCAGTCACTTTGGTATTGAAATATCTAAAAATGATATCATTGAATACAATGGTAGCGAATGGGTTGTAAGTTTTGATGCAAGTGAGTACTCACTACGTGCGTATGTAACGAACACATATACTATGCAACAGTTTAAATTTGAAAAGGGCGAATGGTCAGATACATTCCAAGGAATTTATGAAAGCGGCTACTGGAGACTAGAATTAGTCACAACAACACCATAAGGCAGATAAATGATTAGAGCGGCAGGGGCGTGTATCATAGCAAAAGATACAAAACGTTTATTACTACAACAAAGAACAAAAGAAGGGTCACAACCAAGAAATTGGGGTTTCTTCGGTGGGAAAGTCGAAGACAAAGAAAATATAGCACAAGCATTACTAAGAGAAATTGAAGAAGAATTAGACATCGACCGAATAAATGATATTGAACGAATATATCCATTAGACCAATATCATTCACGTGACAAAAATTTTAGTTATTATTCATTTGTTATCATTGTCAGCAAAGAATTTATACCAAAACTTAATAACGAATCAGGTGGGTATACATGGGTAGATAGACACCATATACCCAAGCCACTTCACCCCGGCACACGTAGAACTTTATTCAAAAAGAACAAACTCAAAATTGTCAGGGACATTATAGTATCACTATAATTTTCTTCTAATTAGTGTAAATACTAGTGTTAGGAGATAAGATGAACGAAATCATAGATTTCAAAAAACAACGATTTATACGTGACTGTAAAGAGTTCCTGAAAACTGGAAAGATTACAGATAATCTACGTACCTCTGTTGTATCTGCAACTCCAGGACATGTTGAGTATCTAAAAAAGAACTTAGATAAAGACACAAAACGATTAGTAGACATCGTTATTGATAAGATTAGAGAAAAGTCCAGAAAAAACTTAACAACTAGCAGAACACGAATTAACTTCTTGGCATCAAGTGTACTCGAAAATCTATGTACTGAGGATACCAAATTTGCTATTCCCGAGGTTATTAAAAGATACAGAGAGAGTATCAATCCAGTCAAGGCGTTATACTATGATTTGCAAGAAATCATGTTCCTATATGAGGATAGACCCAAGAACAAACATCATATGTTTCTAATAGAAAAGTTTAAAAATACGCAAGAATTTGAAACTATATTACTTGCTATCGATAAAGATTTAGAAGACTTAAAAGAATGTAAGGAACGCATCAATGAGTTGAAGGTAGAATTCAACTTCTCTAATACTAGTGAATATATCAAAAAAATTGTTGATTTGCATAATGAAATGCTACAATGGAAAAAGTTATTTCATGCATTCCCAGAATGGATTAATGACAATACAACTGAAGACACATCTGCTACTCGTACAAGCCTGTACAACACACTCAAAAAATTCTTTTGCTAATAGGCAATAAAAAAGGGAGCATTTCTGCTCCCTTTAAATAACTTAGAGTAAAGTGTAATTACTTACCTACTTTAACTTCTACCATACCCGTGCCGCCTACGTTCTTATCTTCGATAGCGATACCGATGTATGCAGTCATACGTGGGTCTGTGTCTGTTTCTTTCCAAACTGTTGCAGTACCTACGATATCCGATGCAACAAGAATGTCGCCTTTAGATACTAGACCTACAACTTTAACTGGAACACGACCTTGTAGTGCTACATATGGGTGAGTTTGTGAGTTACCTGCTTCACTGTTCATTGCTACTGCTGGCTTAATTGAAACAACACCTGCAATCTTATTAGATGCGTAACCTTGAGATGATGTGACTTCTGCTTCACCACCAAATACTAACACAGTACCTTCTTCATATGGGGCGTCTGCCGCATATCTTTCAGCAAGGTCGGCATATTTTGCATATGTCGCCGTACCGTTGAAGTCGTCTGCTGTAACTGCCACGAAACTTGGTGAATCAGTTGTACGAACATGTTGGTTCATAGTGTCTGCATAACCGTTGTCTGTGTAACGACTATCTAAATCAACTGTTACGTCACCATTTGTACGTGTTAGTGTTAGAACACCATTTGAAGTACTGAATGAAGCGCCAGTTAGATAGTTGTCTGAGTTAGCATCTGAAACTGTTACTGATTCTGATGTGCCGTCACCTTTAGTTAGTGTGATGGTATCATTAGAAACTGATAACGCCGATGCCGCCAACGCACGGGCTCCGCTTGTTGTTGCATAACGGTCATCTAAGTCAACTGTTACAGTTGAATTATCATTACGTGTTAGAGTTAAAACACCGTTGCTAGTATTCCAGCCTGCTGTTGTGATACGTGCT